GGTATGGCTTGGCAAATTCTAAAATAATATGAGTGAAAACGTAAACCTAAAAGAAGTCATAAGGCAGGAGTATATTAAATGTCTCCAAGATCCGGGTCATTTCTTTAAAAAATATTGTTATATCCAGCACCCCCAACAAGGTAGAGTTTTATTTAATCTTTATCCATTCCAAGAAAAAGTACTTACTCTATTCCAGGAAAACCCATACTCAATCGTACTTAAGTCCCGCCAGTTAGGTATATCAACCCTAGCTGCAGGTTATTCATTGTGGTTAATGTTATTCCACGAAGACAAAAACATACTGTGTATTGCAACAAAACAGGACACAGCCAAAAACATGGTTACCAAGGTAAAATTCATGTACGAGAATTTACCAACCTGGTTACGCGAGAAAGACAAACCACAGGAAGAAAACAAACTCACCCTACGTTTAAACAACGGATCGCAAATCAAAGCAACATCAGCTTCATCTGATGCTGGTCGATCAGAAGCCGTTTCATTGCTATTAATCGATGAGGCCGCATTCATCAACAACATTGGGGAGATATGGGCATCAGCACAACAAACCCTAGCAACTGGTGGGGGATGTATAGCATTATCCACTCCATATGGTACAGGTAACTGGTTCCACAAAATGTGGATTGCCGCTGAAGCCGGAGAGAATTCATTCTTGCCCATCAAGCTACCCTGGCAAGTACACCCAGAAAGAAACCAAGCATGGCGTGACCAACAAGAACTAGACTTAGGCCCACGTATGGCGGCACAGGAATGTGACACTAACTTCGATACATCAGGTGACACTGTATTCTACCCAGAGGACATGGATTTCATCGCTACCACAACCATCAAAGAACCGCTGGAAAAACGCGGCGTTGACCAAAACCTATGGATATGGGAACCAGCGGATTATTCACGCGATTATTTAATTGCAGCAGACGTTGCACGTGGTGATGGGAAAGATTATTCCACGTTCCACATAATTGATGTGGAAACATATACACAAGTAGGCGAGTATCGAGGCCAATTAAGCACAAAAGATTTTGGCCATTTACTAGTGGGTATTGCCACTGAATACAACAATGCATTATTAGCCATTGAAAACCAATCTATTGGTTGGTCTACAGTACAAACTGTAATTGATCGTGGCTATCCAAACCTATACCATACACCAAAAGGTGGTGCCTCAACTACATACTTTGACCAGTATATGGACCCAACTAAAATGGTGCCTGATTTTACCTTAACTCAAGCTACTCGACCAGTTGCCATAGGTAAGTTTCAAGAGGCTTTGCTAGACAAATCAGCTGTCATACATTCCGTGAGATTATTGGAGGAAATGAAGGTGTTCATATGGAAAAATGGTAGAGCAGAAGCACAATCCGGCTACAACGATGATTTAGTTATGGCATTTGCTATGGGCTCATATTTACGCGATACATCATTCAAAATGAGACAAAACGGAATGGACATGTCTCGTAGCATGTTAAACAACATATCAGCAACACATAATCCATATGCTGGTGGTTATTCAACACCTAACTCAAACCCATTCAATATTCAAAACCCATACTCAAACGGAACAGAAGACATTTCGTGGTTACTTTAATATATAAACTATGGTAGAAACAAACTTATTATCCCGTCTAAAACGACTATTTTCAACTGATGTGCTTATCCGCAACGCGGGTGACACACAATTGCGTGTTGTAGACATTAACAAAATACAGCAATCCGGTAAATACGAGAACAACTCGTTGGTGGATAGATTCTCGCGTGTATGGACTAACTCAAACACATCCATATATGGTTACCAAAGTAGCTTCAACTACCAAACACTACGCCCCACATTGTATTCAGAATACGATGCCATGGACACAGACGCAATTGTTGCATCAGCATTGGATATTATAGCGGACGAAAGTACATTACGTAACGATATGGGCGAGATACTTCAAATCCGTTCATCGGATGAGAACGTGCAAAAAATATTGTACAATTTATTCTACGACATATTAAACGTAGAATTTAACCTATGGCCATGGGTTCGCAACATGTGTAAGTATGGTGATTTTTTCCTTAAACTGGAAATATCTGAGAAATTTGGCGTGTACAATGTAATTCCATTCAACGCATTCCATATCGAGAGACAAGACGGATATGACTCAAACAACCCAGCATCTATTCGCTTCCGATTTATGCCTGAGGGTGCATCGCAACCATCAAACTATGGTTACTACAACGTACCTAACTCAGCAAACCAAGCAAACGAGATATACTTCGACAACTACGAGATGGCGCATTTCCGCCTATTAACCGATACAAACTTTTTACCATATGGTAGATCGTATTTGGAACCGGGACGTAAGTTATTCAAGCAATATACAATGATGGAGGACGCTATGTTGATTCATCGTATAGTTAGAGCACCAGAAAAACGTATATTCTACATCAACGTAGGAAATATAGCACCAGGTGAAGTGGAAAACTTCATGCAGAAAACAATCAGCAAAATGAAGCGTACGCCATATATTGACCAGCAAACCGGTGACTATAACTTAAAGTACAACATGCAAAACTTACTGGAAGACTTCTATATTCCGGTTCGTGGTAATGATCAAGCAACCAAAATCGACACCACTAAAGGTTTAGACTACGATGGTATCAAAGACGTAGAGTACTTACGCGACAAATTATTTGCCGCATTGAAAGTACCTAAAGCATTCATGGGTTACGAGAAAGACTTAACTGGTAAATCAACGTTAGCAGCAGAAGATATTCGCTTTGCACGCACAATTGAGCGTATACAACGTATACTTGTATCTGAGTTAAACAAAATCGCATTAGTGCACTTATACACACAAGGATACACTGACGAGAGCTTAACCAACTTCGAGCTATCATTAACTAACCCATCAATCATATTCCAGCAAGAAAAAATTGCGCTATTGAAGGAAAAAGTAGACTTGGCTACAAATATGTTAGACAACAAAATCATGCCTACAGATTGGATATACGAGCATATATTCGAATTCAGCCAAGACCACTACGACGAGTACAGAGACTTGATCCTACAAGATGCTAAACGTAAATTCCGTATAGCACAAATTGAAAACGAAGGAAACGATCCACTTGAAACAGGTAAGTCATATGGTACACCACACGATTTAGCGGCACTATATGGTAGAGGTAGATACGAGGATGGTGAAGTACCTGAAGGATACGACGAGAAAACACCACTAGGTAGACCGGAGGAAAAGGTAAGCAACATCAACACACAATCAAACGTGTTTGGCAAAGATAGATTGGGTGTAAATGGTATGAAGAAAGACAACGACGAATCAGATTCAGTGCGCCCACAATACAAAGGTGGCTCACCACTAGCACTTGAGGCAAAATCGTCATACCACCGCAACAAAGACATGTTCAGCCAGATGGAAAGTAAACGCAAACGTCTTATATTTGAGGCAGAAATGCGCGGAAATTCGCTACTAGATGAGTCACAGATACGAGAGTAACATCTCCCCATATATTTATAACAAATTAAACCGTATAGAATGAATCTAATCAAGCATTCAAAGTACAAAAACACAGGTATTTTATTTGAGCTACTAGTTAGACAAATCACGGCAGACACACTGAATGGTGTGGACTCGCCCGTGAAAAATATATTGCAAACGTATTTTGTAAAAACTGAACTTGGACGCGAATACAAATTGTATGAAACGTTATTGAAGCGTACTTCATTAACTGACACTAAAGCAGACATAATCATCAACACATTGATCGAGTCATCCAAGACACTCAACAGAGGAGCTATACGTAGACAAAAATACAACTTGATCAAGGAAATCAAGGAACACTACAACATTGAGGAATTCTTCAACCACAAGATACCACACTACAAAACACACGCTGCATTTTATACTTTAGTTGAAGCATACAATACCCAGCAAGCTGACCCTGAGCAAATCATCACTAACCGCGTAACGTTACTTGAGCATTTAACTGAACAACCAGTTACCGAAGCAAAAGTACGTGAGGGTGTAATGAACGAATTTGAGCAAATGGACAAAGACGTTCGTCTATTAACGTACAAAATCATGTTGGAAAAATTCAACGACAAGTACGATACACTAGACACTAACCAAAAGGCTGTACTCAAAGAATATATCAACTCGGTAGACAATACACCACGCTTAAAAGAATTCTATACTGTAAAAGTAAACGAAATCAAGCAAGTATTGGCTGAGTTGAACAGTAAAACAACCAACCAAGTTACGCAAATCAAAATCAACGAAATCATCAACCTAATCAAGGTTCCATCTAAGTTAACCAAAGTAAGCGAAAATAATTTGGTTGACCTGTTACAATACTATGATTTAGTAAACGAACTGAAGGCAGTAAATGGATAAGCTACAACAAATGATCAAGGATGCGTTGCGTGAAATGAACGCAACATCTCAAGGTGGCGCTACATTCACACCTGGAGCAGGTGAGCAATATGCAACACCATTTGCATTTGGCAAGAAAAACAAACCCACCAAGTACTACTACAAGATAGGATACAAACCAGTACCCGACATAATACCAGGTTCTGGGTTGGAAGTAAAACAATTATTCGAGGAACAACCGTTGCATGAATTAAACGACTTCCAGAAGGAACGTATAGCTGCGTTCAACGACATCGAAACGCGTTTAAATCGCATATACCCACTGGTTTCCAACGCAAAAAACGAGACAGCAGAATACTATGATGCCAATCCTGGTTCATATGAAATATATAAATCAACCGAGATGATCTTGAGTTATCTCAAAGCAATCGAAACACTACTAACCGAATCCAAATGAAAAAAACATTACAAGACCAATACCTACTAATCAAAGAAGGAAAAGGACACAAGGGTGTATTTTTGACTGAGGCTAAACGCCAGTTCCCTGACTTAATCCCAAACAGCGCTGACGTTAAACTAGCTGCACAAATACTAAAAGACAAAAACATCATCAACGAAAACATCGTTGGTTTACAGTCAATCAATCAAATGGTTCCAACCAAAAAAGAATCATTCGAAACTGCATTTGAGACGTTCTTGAAGGAAGCAAAGAAAACAGAAGAAAAAGACAAAGCTGAAGCAAAATCTGTATCTAAATCGGTTGAGAAAAAGCAAGAACACGCACACGATAACACAGACGAAAAAAACATCGACAACGTTATATTTGATCAAGTAATGACGGGATACTACGCCGAATTGAAAGACCCAAAAAACGCTGACAAAACGATGGAGCAATTGAAGGACATCGTATTGAAAAACCTAGCAAAAGATCCTATCCACTACACAAAAGATGGCCAATTTGGCATCAAAGGACTTGGCTACACAACTGAACATCCAGGTTTAGGTGAACCGAAAGAGGCAAAAGGAAAATATGCTTCATCTGGGTACGGTAATTTAAACGAATCAATGGATGAGGCTTACCAAATGGTAAACATTTCTACAGGCAACTCTAAAACTGGGGGGAAACGATTTGTACCCAATGAATTACCTGTATCGCCATTAATCATCAAACGATTTGGAGATCACATAGTATTTGACGAATCTACAGGTACATTGTATATTTCAGCTATATTATACAATAACCTAATCAAAGGATATGCTGACCAACCAGCAATCAAAAAACTAATCATGGACATACCTCCAATGGTTAAACAAATATTGAACAAAACCAAACATTACGGTGCGCCTAAAATGTTGAGTGGATATAAATTTAAACAGTATTTCCCA